GTGTTACTTATGCGCCTGTCAGTTCATCTTTTTCTAGTTGTACAATTCTTTGTTTTTATGGTGCTACAAGGCACGTTATAACAGGGTGCAGAGGAACAGCTACTATCTCAATGACGGCAGGTCAGTTTGCTCAGATTAACTTTGAATTTACTGGAATATATAACGCACCAGACAGTACAGCAATGTCAGGTACATTTACAGTTGCTAATCAATCAGCAGCATTAGAAGTAAATGATACAAACATTACAACTGCAACATTTCATGGTGCTACATCACAGAGAATAGAATCTTTTGACTTAGCACTTAACAATGAAGTGCTATATAAAGAGACAGCATCTAGTCAAGAGGTATTGATTACTAATCGTGCGCCTGGTGGTACTGCTGTTATAGAAGAGCCAGTAAGAGCTACAACAGATTATTTTGCTAAAGCTGTTGCTACTGCTACAGGTAATACTTCTATTGTTCTTGGTGCTACTGCTGGTAACATTGTTACTGTTAATGTTCCACAGACAGATATAACAGGAGTAACACGTGCTGATACTGGTGGTGTAAATGCACTAAACTTACCGTACTTGGCATTACCTACAACAGCAGGTAATAATGAGCTAAGTATTGTAATGACTTAATTTATGGCATTAGTTTTCAAAAAAGTTACTGAATATGATTGGGAGGTAACTGTTCAATCGCCAGAAAAAGGCAAATTCAAAAAAGAAACCTTTACGGCTAAATTTAAAAATATTGGTCGTAAAGCTTTCGCTAAACTTGTAGAAGAAGAGGATGATGAAAATTTTGTAAAAAGTGTATTAGTTGGATGGTCTGGTATTAAAGATGATGATGGCAATGATATACAATTTAATGATGAAAACTTTGAGGCGTTAACTGACAATCATTTTATTGTTAAAGGTATTATTGAAGCATTTGGCGAAAGCATGAAAGGAGCTTCTGAAAAAAACTAAAAGAGGCTGCGAGATATTGGGTGCAGGGAGAAGTTATAGATGAAACAATAGAAGCATTAAAAGCATTTGGTGCAACAGAAGAACAAATCGCAGCCGAGAAGAAAAATAAACGTACTTATGATTGTATTGTTTGGGAGGATAATAGAGAGATTGTTAATATGTTCTGGAAGTTATCTACACAGTGGTATGTCAGTATGGCTGGATTAACTGGCATAAACTATAAATCTTTGGAATACTTGTGTAAAATATATACAGTTAAAGATTCTGTTGCTATGTTTGAAGGAATACAAGTAATGGAATACGAAGCATTGTCAATTATGCAAAAGGATAAAAAATAATGGCAAGGCAACAGACGCAATTAGATATAGAAGTAACAACTACAGGTGTAGATAAGATTCGTGGTCTTACTAGTAGTTTAAAAGGTTTAAGTAAAGGAACGGTTTCAGCAGGTACTAATACAAAAAAGTTAGTTAATGATCTAAAAAAGTTTGAGACAACAAATGTAAAAAGTATAAATAATACCAGAGCATTAGCTAATTCTTATAGAACACTAGCTTCTAGTGTTAAATTTAATAGTAATCGTTTTAAAGAAGCAACAAGGGAAGCAAATAGACTAGAACGTGAGTTAAGAAAAATGCAAGCCACGGCTAGAAAAGGTATGGGTGGTAAAGGAAGGTTAGGTAATATTGCAAAGATAGGTGGTACAGTAGCCGCTGCTGGTGTATTTGGTGGAGCAGAAGGTGCTATAGGATCTGCGATAGGTGGTGTTTTTGGTGGTGTTGCAGGTGCAGCAGTTGGTGGTGCTGTTGGCGCACAGGTTGGACAATTTACTGGTGCTATAGCAGAAGTAGCACAATATGATGCAGCACTTGAGAAACAAAGAAGAGCATTAAAACTTGTTATAGGAGATACTGATAAATTTAATAAATCACAATCTTTCTTAAAGAAAACATCAAAAGATTTAGCAATACCACAAGACGTTATTGTTCGTCAGTTTACATCTTTAACAGCATCTGTTAAAGGTGCTGGATTATCTGTAGAAGATGCACAGAAGGCATTTACTGCTATTGCTTCTGGTATTAGAGGTACTGGTGGATCGCTAGAAGATATGAAATCTGCAATGCGAGCAACTGCCCAGGTGTTTAGTAAAGGTAAAGTATCGGCAGAAGAACTCAGACAACAACTCGGTGAAAGGCTACCAGGTGCTTTTACTTTGTTTGCTGACTCTATGAATAAAACACCTCAACAATTAGATAAGGCATTAGAGCAGGGTAAGGTCACGCTAGATGACTTTATGAATTTTACGACAAGGTTAACAACAACATATGAGGGCAATGCAAAGAAACTAGCGTTAGCACCAGAAGCAGCGGGGGATAGACTAAAAACTGAAATGAGTAATCTAAAAGATTCTCTTGGTGATATTCTAATTCCAATAGGTTCACAGTTTCAATCTGTGTTTGCTGATATTGTTAAATCTATAACAGAAGCAATAGACGCTTTTAAAAGATTTATGGGAATAGGGATAGAAAATGCTATAGCTAAAACAACAAGAGAGCTAGAAAGAGCAAGAAAACTACTAGAAAGCTCACCTGCTAGTAATAAACGTGCAAAAACAAGTTTGGAAAGACAAATAGCTGAATTAGAAGCAAGACTTGAGGCATTACAAAAGGAAAAAGAAAAAGAAGAAGCAGAAATAGAAGGCAAAAAGACAGATGCTTTACAAAAACAAGTAACTTTATTAGATAATTTGAAAGATGGAATGCAGAGTTATGTAAATAGCATTAAAGATATAAACAAACAAATACAAGATGTTGTTGTTAAAGCTTTTAAAAATATGGAAGATGCATTAGTGCAATACACAATGACAGGCAAGTTAAATTTTAGTGATTTTGCAAGATCATTAATAGCAGATATAAACAGAATAATTATTAGGCAAAAAATTATGATGCCTTTACTAAGAGGTATAGATAATTTATTTAGTCTTGGTCTTGATTTAAATGCTACTGGTGGTGTGTTCGGTAAAGATGGAAAAATACAAGCCTACGCAAAAGGTGGTGTTGTAACACAGCCAACATTTTTCCGTTACGGAGCATCTGGTAATTTAGGTCTTATGGGTGAAGCTGGTATGCCAGAAGCGATATTACCTTTAAAACGTGGTCGTTCTGGTAACTTAGGAGTTGAGGCATCTGGTGGAGGATCTACTAATATAGTTGTAAACGTAGATGCATCGGGTTCTTCTGTAGAAGGAGATTCTGGTCAGGCAAATGAATTTGGTAATGTATTAGCACAAGCTATACAAGCTGAATTGATTGCACAAAAACGTGCTGGAGGACTTTTATCTAACGCATAATTATGGCTACTTTCCCTGATATTAATCCATCATTTGGACAGCGTAAATCAAGTCAACCTAATATAAAAAGCATACGTTATGCTGACGGATTTGAGCAGCGTCAACTAATAGGTATCGCAGCACATCAAAATCCTAAAAAGTATAGCCTTAAGTTTGAAAATATTACAGAAGCAGAAAGCGATACAATAGAATATTTTTTAAATGAAAGAGCATTAGATCAAGCATCATTTACATTCACACCACCTGGTGAAGACTATTCAAAAACAGGTACATATAGTCAAAGCGGAACAACAATAACAATAACAATTAATGATCATCAATTATTTGCTAATGATTCTATAAGTGTTGATTTTACTTCTGGCACTGCATCTGACGGTACATTTTCTGTTGTTTCTTTGACTGATGCAAATACTTTTGTAATTACTGCTGGAAGTAGTGCAACAACTTCTGGAAACGTATCAGTTACAAAAACAGGTGCATCACAATTCATCTGTAAAACATGGAACAAAACTATTAACTTTGCAAATCGTGCAACGATATCAGCTACTTTTGAGGAGGTTTTTGAACCATAATGGCAATACCTACAGAAGAACTACAAAAAGTAAATCCTAGTGCAAAGATAGAACTGTTTGAAATACATCTTGTTGCTGCATTGCATGGAAGTAGTGATGTAAGTAGATTTCATAATGGCATCAATATGAACACTACATATAATGTTGTTTTTCAAGGCAATACATACACACGTATACCTATAGAAGCAAATGGTTTTGAATATCAAGCAACAAGAACATCTAGACCAAGACCTACATTAAGGATTAGCAATATATTGTCTACTGTTACTGCTTTAATGACACAAGCAAACCTAACTACGCCTAAAAATGACCTTAATGGTGCTAAATTTGTACGAAAAGTTACGATGTTGCGTTATTTAGATAATGCTAATTTTGAATCAGGAACAAATCCATATGGGACACCTGCAAATAATACATATGAAAATCAAACATTTTTTATTGATAGAAAAACTGTAGAAAGTAAAGATTTTGTAGAATTTGAATGTACATCATCTTTAGACTTGCAAAATCGTAATGCACCTAAGAGAATAATTACAAGAAAAGATTTTCCATCTGTTGGTACGTTTGCATGAACACTTGGCAAGAACAGGCATTACATCATGCCAAAACATTATTACCTGATGAGAGTTGTGGTCTAGTTATAGATGTAGATGGTGTGCAAGAATATTATCCATGTAAAAATATAGCTATTGAAGGTGCTAATAGTTTTACAATAGATCCAGAAGATTACGCAAAAGCAGAAGAAAAAGGAACTGTATTACATATATGTCATTCACATCCAAACGGAGATTTAACAGCCTCAGAAGAAGATATTAGAAACTGTGATTTTCTTGGTTTATCTTGGTTTATATTCGATCCTATAGATGATGAATGTATAGAACTAAAACCAAAATTACATAAGCCAATGCTTACTAGAGATAAATTTATAGATAGGGAAAGAACAGAAGATGAAAAAGATTTACGCAAAATAAAAGTATATGGAAGATTAGCAGAATTAGTAGGTTGGCATGTTAGTTATGCAGATGTAAAAAATATGAAAGATGTATATAAATATCTTGTTTGTAACTATCCTGAGATAAATAAACACTTACAAGAAAATATGTATCGTATAACAATCAATAATGATGTTGTAAAAACAGAGGATGATTTGTTAGTACATAGTGAGGGTGATATAAGAATTATACCTGTGGTATCTGGTGCATGGTTTTGGGTCGCTGCTGCATTTTTTGGAGGTGGTGCTGCTGCAACTGCTATGGGTGGTGCAGTATTTGCAGCTATTGGTAGTGTATTAACGGCTATTGGTACATCAATGGCTATAAGTGGTGTTACAAATATGCTTTTTCCACAACAACAGCCAAATGTAGGTGATGTAAATACTGGAT